TGGAGAAAAAAGAAACTGGAAGGTACACACTATCTCCATTCGATACAGAGAAACATCCTGTTTTTGGTTACGACCTCACCCTCTACGACAGCGAGAAACAGGCTACCATCTCCTTCTCCGGCGCGAAACTGGAGGACGTGAAGTTTCTGGGCGGGGCGGTGACGTTCGGTGAGTAAACCGAAAATCAAATACGAGCTTCGCCCAGAACACATTCTGGCAATGGAGAGCGTGATGAACCAATATGGCGACACTGTATCTGCAAAGCCCGGAAAAGATGGGGAGATCAAGATCATCCGCGACAGAAAAGAACTTATCAAAATTGAGCCGGAAAAGGACGGCCCTGGAAGCTGAAAGGAGCTAAAATGAAACTCAAATGCAACTGCTGTGATGGAGCGTACAATTCGTTTGACGTCCATTTTACAAGCACTTGTCCTTTTAACTGCGCTCACTGCATCGACAAAAAGTATGGCGGTATTGGCGTTATAAAGCCAGATGTTACGGCCATAGTAGAAACTGTTGTGAAAAATCAAGATGGCGTGGATGACATCCTTTTCTTGGGCGGGGAACCCTGTGCGTTTATTGACGAACTCATTAACTGCATCGAACAAATCAAAGAAAAGACTAACCTGAAAATTTATGTTACTACTGCTGTACCAAATTCCTGCATCAAAAATTGGGAAGAATTTTCCGATTGGTTGAGTTGGTAGATGGCTTGAACATTTCCGCACAGCATCATGATGAGCGCATTGCGGACCGCATACGGCGGACAAATGCGGGGGAAGAAATGGACCGGCAACTGTTCTATAATTCACTCCCTTATAAACGCAAAATCCGCATCAACCTAAACATTGTAAAACCGTTTCTGTACAAAAAAGAGGATGTAAGTGCTTGTCTGCGGCATTATGATACAATGGGGTTTGGATCTATCAAATTGTCTGAGATTCAGCACGGAAAAGACTATTTCGTTTCTTTTGAGAAAGTTTTCGGAATAAAACTTGGTTCACCATATTCATGCGGTTGCCAAACATACCTTGATATGGACAAGATATTGCCCGGTTTCAAAACGCCGCTTTTGCTGAAGAGATCCTGCTTTCTTTGTGAAGAAACATTACAAGCATCACTTTCAGACGGGGTGAAGGCTGTGTGCAGCTTGTTCCACCCAGCGAAGAACAAATACGGCGTCATTTACGAAGATGGTACGCTTGAGAAAGGATGGGTTTAAATGTATACGAGAATTGTTAGGACCATCGTAAGGTTCGGGAAATGTATGTCTGGGCATTGCGGCGGAACTGGGCACTGCGATTAGTATGCTGGTCGCCAACTAAAAAACATACCTGCTGGTAAAAGTTCCGGCAGAAGGGCTAAAAGGTGCCAACTATCGAGGAATCCTCGGTAGCTGGTGCCTTTTTCTTTTGTTGGAGGTAAACATGGAGATTTTGAAAAAAGGAGACCCCCGAAAAGTATCCAGAGAAAGAAAGTTTTCGTGTGAACGCTGCGGGTGTGTTTTTGTTGCACGAAAAATGGAATATGAAGGAGCAAGCCAGATGGAATGGCTTGACCAGCGTGTTTCTTTTAAGTGCAAATGCCCGACATGCGGGAACATGGTCTATCAGTAAAACCCGCAAAAGCGGTTTTTATACAACACATTTTCAGTGTAGCACTCACGAAAAACTGCGATAAGGAGAATGTAAAATGGCAGACTTTATGGAAATCGTCAAGAAACACGCCGGGGAGGATGGAAACATCCCGGCATCGGCTATCAACACGCTGGTTACAGCTATCCGCAACACGGTCGGGAACGAGTATGTGGAGAAGGAACGCTACAAGGAGAAGCTGACCGAAATCGACACGCTCAAGGCCGATAAGCAGACCGCCGAGGACAGCGCAACGACCGCCGAGAAATGGAAGGTCAAGTATGAGGCCGCGAAGAAGGATTTTTCCGACTTCAAGGCCGAACAAGCCAAAAAGGACACCCGCGCGGCGAAGGAAAACGCCTACCGGGAGCTCCTGAAGGAGGCCGGGGTAAGCGAAAAGCGCATTGAGGCCGTGCTGAAGGTCAGCGATGTGGACGGGGTGGAGCTGACTGACAAGGGCGAAATCAAGGGCGCTGACAAGCTGACCGCCTCTATTAAGGATGAATGGGCGGACTTCATCGAGACCACAGAGGTCCAGGGCGCACAGACCCCCCATCCGCCCGCCAACACCGGCGGGAGCACGACGACCAAAGAACAAATCATGAATATCAAGGATATCGGAGAGCGGCACAAGGCGATAGCCGAACACCATGAGCTTTTCGGCATCTGACGAAAGGAGCAATTATGGCTACTGTAAACACTACCGCAGAAACCAACCTGATTACCCAGGAACAGATGAAGAAAGTCCGTGAGGTGGACTTCGTTCACCAGTTCCAGCACGGCAGTCTTGCCAAGCTGATTGAAGTGCTTGGCGTTACGCGAAAAATCCCCATGATGGAGGGCACTACCCTCTACTACTACAAAATCACCGGTGAGCTCCAGGACGGCAACGTTCCCGAGGGTGAAATCATCCCGCTCAGCAAGTTCGAAACCGAAAAAGTCCCCATCGGGAAGATCACGCTGCAGAAGTGGCGAAAGGCCACCAGTGCCGAGGCAATCGCAAAATCCGGCTACAACGCCGCTGTGGCTGAAACTGACACGAAAATGCTTCGCATGGTGCAGAACGGCATCCGGACGAACCTGTTCAATTTCCTGAACGGCGCGGTTCCTGATTCTACCGCCGTTTCCGGCGACGGCCTTCAGGCCGCGCTTGCCGCTGCGTGGGGCCAGCTCCAGGCGAAGTTTGAAGATGACACTGTTCAGCCGGTGTACTTCCTCAATCCGCTGGATGTGTCCGAATACCTGGCGACCGCCAACATCACCACACAGACCGCTTTCGGCATGAACTACATCGAGGACTTCCTGGGCCTGGGCACCGTTATTGTCTCCGCCCGTATCACGAAGGGCACCTTCGTTGCCACGGCGAAAGAGAACATCATCATGTACTACCTGACCATGAATGGCGATGTGGCCCGTGCACTCAATCTGACCGCCGATGAGCTGGGCCTGATTGGCATCAACAGCGGCTATCTGACCGAGGAGCGAGCACAGGTGGAATCCATGGCCGCAAGCGGCATCCAGTTCCTGGTGGAGTACGCCGAGGGCGTTGTGAAGGGTACCATCGGCGTGACTTCGGCGGCATCCGCGCCCGCAAGGGCCGCAAGTAAGTAAGAAAGGGGGCGGCGTGGTGCTGGAGCAAATCCTGACCCATATACACAACTGGTTCCAGATTGGCATTTACCCAGGTACATACACCATCCAGGATGGCGGCATCACGCTGCCCTTCCTCCGCAACGGTCAGTATTTCCGAATTTGCGGGAGTATGTTCAACGACGGACTTCACCGCTATGGGCCGGATATGCCCTTGCTGGAAGATGAAACCTTTGACGGAGCCGTGTGGGCGCTGGCGGTGCCGAAAGCGGTGGTGGAGCTGGCCGGAGAGATTGCCGCATGGCAGGAGAAGTACAGGGACACCGTAGAAAGCCCGTACACCAGCGAGAGCTTTGGCGGTTATTCCTACACCAAAGCAAGCGGTGCGGGGGACAGCACCGGTTCCGGCGGCTGGCAGGCGGCGTTCCGGGCGCGGCTGAATCCATACAGAAAGCCGAGGGAGATTTAAGAATGAAAAGCATTTCAGAAATGTGCAGCAAAGACCCTATGGACTATGTTCGGGTGGTGCTTGCAATCGAAACACTTGCCTACTACAACAAAAATTATCTGTGGACGGGTGATAACTGCAAACTGAGTGAGGAAATTCAAGCGTTGCTCGCCGAGGCACTGGAAAAGGAGACTGGGAAATGAGCCTTTTGGATTCTTTCTATAAAAAGTACACCATCATGAACGAAACCACCGTGGATGACCCGGAGGGCGGATGGGTGACGGGCTGGACACCGGGGGCCACCGTGGAAATGTCCCTTGACGACCCCACCCAAACCCAAAAGATGATTGCACAGGCGCAAAAAATCGAAGTCATCCAGAACGCCTTGTTCCCAATCGGCACGCCCGTAAAGCTGGGCACCTATCTGCGTCGCACGGATGATGAAACGGCGGTCTACCTGGTTCAGTCCAAGCCCGTTTCGGCCCCTGGCCCCGCTGGAATCCAGGTCATGAAAGCGGATGTGATCGAAACGAGGTTGCCGACATGAAAATCAACGTTTTGGGTACGGAGTACACCATTGAAATTCTGGATCGAAGCGATGATCCACGCCTTGATGGATATGACGGGTACTGCGATGACAGTGTCAAGAAGATTGTCCTGCCCGTCCATCACGACGAGAAAGACGATAAGGCGGACCTGGCCGTTGTTTGGAAGAAGGTCATACGGCACGAGATCGTTCATGCATTTCTAAGCGAGAGCGGCCTTGCTGAGAACAGCCCATGGGCGCAGAACGAAGAGCTTGTGGAATGGATAGCCATTCAGGGCCCGAAAATCTACAAGGCGTGGCAGGAGGCAGGTGCGGTATGACAAAAGAAGCAGCATTAAAACAGTTCTTCAACGGCTTTGGTATGTCCGCCTATCCCTCCACCGCCGTCCCTAATGATGTGCAGTTCCCCTATCTGACCTATGACGTCATTACCTCCGCCTTTCAGGAGGAATCGGTGGGCCTGACCGTGAATCTGTGGGACTTCACCACACAGGAGGGGCCGCTCAACGCCAAAGCGCGGGAGCTGTCGGAGGCCATCGGGCGCGGCGGGAAGCTGCTGCCCTGCGACGGCGGGTATATCTGGCTTAAACGCGGTTCACCGTGGTGTCAGAGTTTGAGCGATGAAACGTCACCGACGATCAAGCGGAGATACATCAATGTGACCGCAGAATACCTGACAGAAAACTAAGAAAGGAAGAAAGATATGGGAAAATTCACAGTGATTCCCCAAGATACCTTCGAGGGCTTGCAGCTTGACGCGGGCGTCCTGCTGAAAACCTTTGACCCAGAGACGGGTGTAGCGCCCAAGGATGAAGATATCATCTGCGCCACTACTGGAGGCATCAACCCCTCCTGCGTGCCTACATACAGCGACTTTGCGGAAGATGTCGATAATGCGCCGATCAACCTGATGGAATTCAAGCATCTGGACGGCTGGGAGTGCAAGATGGGCTTTACCTCTTTGGGTACGTCCGCTGAATCCATCCGCCTGTCTCTGGGCGCAGCAGATATCGACTCCAGTACTGGCAAGATCACTCCACGGCGAAATATCAAACTCACTGATTTCTCGGACGTGTGGTGGGTGGGGGACCGTGCAGACGGCGGGATGGTCGCTATCTGCTTGAAGAATGCGCTCTCCACCGGCGGTTTCTCCCTCCAGACCACCAAAAATGGCAAGGGGCAGGTGTCCATGGAACTGACCGGCCACGTATCCATCAATGACCAGGATACCATGCCCATGGAATTTTACAGCGCTGGCCCCGTTGAGGGCGGCGGCACCGAGGAGGAAGTCTGATGAAACTTTCTGAACTGAGCACCGACCGGGCGGCAGATGTGCTGTGCGAACTGGCCCCCTATGTTGGCAATATCACCAACGACGAGGAAGTGGTAAAAACCATCGGAAAGGTGATGGAAGGTGGGCAGGAGCTGAACCGTTACGGGCAAGTCATGCTCGTGGTGGGCCGCATTGGCGAGTTTATCCCGCTTTTGCTGAAAGAGCACCGCCCGGACGTGTACGGCATCCTGTCCGTCATGAACGAGCGCCCTGCGGCAGAAATCGCGGCCCAAAAGCTCACGGAGACCATGCGGCAGGTAAAGGAACTGTTCCGGGATGAGGAGTTCGTAGCTTTTTTCAAATCGTCCGTGCGGCAGGACGCGACCGCACAATCTGCGCCCTCTGCCAGCTCCCCCGCCTCCGAGTAAGGGCAATCCTTGCGGCATTGCCCTCCATCATCCAGCGGGATATTGAGCGGTGGACGTTCCAGGTCTATGTAACCGATACGCTTCAAACCATAGCGGAAAACACCGCCGTACCCGCCGCCGGATTTACGGACGGCAGAGCGGGCAAGGCGATGACCCGCCGCTGGATAGAGCGGGACAAGCCTGCGCCGCCGGAAGAAACCCGCACGGCGGATGAAGTGATTGAGCACATTCGAGGCAAGCTGGCCTCACTATAGCCAACAGAAAGGATTGGAGAAATGTTAGTCGAAATCATGAAGTTTGGGTGCGAGGAACGCACCGCTTGTACCAGTTTGGATGTTGCGGAAACCTTTACGTACGTTGATGAAGAAAATCAAAAAGAGTATGTGCGTGAGCACAAAGCCGTACTTAGAGCAATCCGCGAATTGAAATGCAGTGATGAATTTCGCGGTGAACACTATTCACCGTCAGATTATGTGGATTCAAGAGGCAAGCGGCAACCCTGCATGGTGATGGACAGGGACGGATTCACAATGCTGGTTATGGGATTCCTTGACCCTAAAGCGATTAAGTTTAAGGAGGCCTATATCAAGCAGTTCAACGCTATGGAGGCGGCCCTTCAAGGAAAGCTCATTGAGCGCCACAAGGGAATCGCCGTTCGGCAAGCCTTGACAAAAGCCCTACAGCAGTCTAATGAGGACGCCCGAATGCGCGGACACGCCTATTCCAACTACACCAACTGCATTTACAAGGAACTGTTTGGCCTGAACGCCGCACAACTGCGGGAGCAGTTTGGAATCAGCAGGAAAGAGAATCTGTGGGACTGTTTCAACCAAGAAGAATTGCGGGCCGTCCAGTCTATGGAATGCCTTGTGAGCGGCCTTGTTGACTGTGGCTGGGAATACGCCCAAATCAAGGAGTTTATCCACACCAACAACACCCGGCGGCAAATCGCCGCATAACGCAATACCGCCCCAAAGCTGAGCAAAAGGACTGAGCGGGGCCATTCTCCACACAAAGGGAGTGGCATCGCTGAACCTTTTCGAATTATACGCCACCATCGGAATTAAGATGGATGAATTTGAGCAGGGCATAGACAAGGCTCAAAAGAAATTCAAATCCTTCTCCGACAACATTTCCGGCCTGTCCGGGAAAATCGACAGCGTTTACAAGGGCGTGGGCGATGTGCTCCAGCCTGCTGTGGATGGCTTCAAGGCTGTGGAGGGCGTGGGGCAAAAGGCCGGGAACGCCATCACTACGGGTCTGAAGGGCTTTGCCACTGCCGCGACCGCTGTTGGCGGGTTCGGCGCAGCAGCGGTAAAGTCGGGGATGCAGTTTGACGCTACCATGTCGGAGGTGTCCGCCATCTCTGGCAAGGTTGCTGATGAGGACCTTCCCGAAATTATAAAGAAAGCGCAAGAGATGGGGATATCCTTCAAAGACACAGGAGATGCAACATCTACTGTGATGGATATTCTCCGAAATAAAGCCCTTCAAATGGGCGCTACCACTAAGTTCTCGGCCTCTGAAGCTGGAGAAGCTATGACGTATATGAGCATGGCGGGCTGGAAAGCCGGGGACATGATAAGTGGCATTGAGGGCATTATGAACCTTGCAGCCGCGTCTGGAGAGGATTTGGCCCTTACCTCCGATATTGTTACCGATGCGCTAACTGCATTTGGCAAAAGCGCTGGAGATTCCGGGCGCCTCGCAGATATCATGGCTGCTGCGTCCAGTAACGCCAATACCAATGTGGCGATGTTGGGCGAGTCCTTCAAGTATGTTGCCCCTGTGGCGGGCGCCTTGGGCTATTCGATGGAGGACACATCCCTGGCCCTGGGCCTCATGGCGAACAGCGGAATCAAGGCCAGTGCCGCCGGAACTTCGCTGCGGTCTGCGCTGACCAACATGGCATCGCCCACCAAAAACATGGCGGAGGTGATGGATACATACAAAATATCCCTGACCAACGCGGACGGAAGCATGATGTCCCTGCAAGAGGTCATGATTCAGCTTCGAGAGAAGATGGGGGGACTAGATGAGGCCACACAAGCCTCCGCCGCCTCCATGCTGTTCGGCAAAGAAGCCATGTCCGGAATGTTGGCTATCATCAACGCGGCGCCAGGGGATTTTGAAAAGCTGACCGGGGCCATCTACGACTGTAATGGTGCCGCAGAAGAAATGGCCGCTACCATGATCGATAACCTCCAGGGCGATTTGACCCTGCTTGGCAGCGCATTTGAATCCCTCCAAATCGCCATATCCGACAGCTTGACGCCCACTTTGCGGGAGTTCGCCCAGTTTGGTCAAAAGGCTATGGCAAACCTCTTGGAAGGATTCCAGGGCGGCGGGACCTCTGGCCTTATGTCTGCGTTGTCTGGTGTCGTGACCGAGGGCGTGACCATGCTGGCGGCGAAAGCACCGGAATTTGCGAATGTCAGTATGCAGTTTATTGGGGCGCTGGCGGATGGGATTCTCAATGCCGGGCCACAAATCCTTGAGGCTACTGGTCAGGTTGTAGAAACTATTGTTACAGGGGTTTCAACATTTCTTGGTGAACACGGCGAGGAAATGGCACAGTTTGGTATTGGAATGGTCAATTCCATCCTGGGTGGTTTTTCTCAGGCTGGGGATGTTATATCCGAAAATATAGGCACATTCATTCCGCTGATTTCTGAAGCGTTTCTCGGGTATCACGAAACTTTGTTCACTGTAGGCATGGACATCCTGGGCGCAATCGGTCAGGGCATCATCGACAACAAAGATCAACTTCAATCCATCGCCTCTGAAACAATTACAAACATGGTAACAAGCCTCCATGACAACGCCCCAGCCATCATCGAGGGCGGCATAGCCCTGCTGGAAGCCCTTGTGGGAGCCATCGAGGAGAACATGCCCCTTATCCTGGAAACGGGCGGCATCATCATCGGAAAGCTGATAGAAGGCATTTCCACCGCCTCTCCCGGCGTTCAAGCCATCATCGCAACAGCGGTACTTCCATTTATCACAAAAATCATTGATGTTGTTGGCGATATAGGCGGAGTTTTCTCAAAAGTAGTAGAACTCGTTACAGGCGGGAGCGGAATCGGAAAGATTTTGAGTATTGGCGGCAAGCTCATGGGCGGCATTTCGAAGCTGTTTAGCCTGATTGCGGCAAACCCCGTCATCGCAATCGTCACGGGAATTATCGCCGCTGTGGTCCTGCTCTACACAAAATGCGAATGGTTCAGGGACGCGGTACATGCCGTCATTGACGCAGTGGCAGGGTTCTTTCAAGGGGCGTGGGATCTGATCGTGTCTGTGTGGAACGCAGCCGGTGAGTTCTTCGGCGGTATCGTAGAGGGTATCAAGGGCGTATTCGATGGCATCGGCGAGTTTCTGGGCGGGCTGTTTGAGAGTGCGTGGGATCTGGTGCAAGGTGCCTGGGAAGGCGCGAAAGAGTTCTTTTCTGGTCTCATAGATGGCATCAAAGGCGTATTCGATGGGATAGGCGATTTCCTTGGAGGACTGTTCTCCGATGCTTGGGACACAGTGAAAGGGGCTTGGGAGGGCGCGAAAGAGTTCTTCGGAGACCTTTGGAGCAATATCAAGGAAAAGGCAAAAGATGCGGCCAGCGACATCGGGGACAAACTCAAGGGTGCTTGGGATGGCATCAAAACCGCATGGGGCTCCGCAAAAAGCTTTTTTGGCGGGATATTTGACAATGTTATGGACAAAGGCTTCGAAGCTGCAGAGAACGTTGGAAACGAGCTTGCGTCTGCCTATGACTATATCAAGGAGCATTGGGATGAAGCAACGCCATATTTCGATGGTTTGTGGGGAGGCATCAAGAACGTTTTCGGAGATGCTTGGGACGCATTCAAAACTATCGGTGGTAATGTGCTTGAGGGCCTTTGGAATGGGATTGGCGATAAAGTGGAGTGGCTCAAAAGCAAGGTATCTGGCGTTGTCGACAAAATCAAAAGCTGGTTTACAGGAAAGGATGGATTTGATGAGCACTCTCCATCCAAATGGTCGAAAACAGTGTTTTATCGGGTGATGCAAGGCGGTGTGAATGGCCTTGACGATGGCGAAGATCTGCTTATGAGGGAAGTGGCTTCGATTTCCGACAAAGTAAAGAACAGCCTGGCCTTCGGTGCCGCCAACGTGGACCTGACCGCCAGATACTCCGGTATGGCCCGCTATGGGACTCAAGAGGTCCGTGGGCATGGAGGCATCGGCGGGGGCGATATTTATGTCACCATCAATTCCCCTGAGGCCGTGGACGGAATACAAGCCGCCAGAGTGTGGCACAAAGAGGCCCAAAGATTGGCCCTGGGCTATGTGTAAGGAGGCACTATGATAGAGGAGATCAAGATCACGTCCCTGTCAGGCCGGGGCACCATCTTCATGAAAAGCCGGGAGTATTTCGGCTATTGGCTGGGCCCCGTGGATTGGGGGCAAGTCCAGGGCAATCACCAGACCTATGCCTACGTCAATCAGGTGGGGGAGAGCATCGTTTCCACCACCGTGGGCACCCGCCCCTTGTCCATCATCGGATGGGTGGTGGACGGGGACGGGCAGATACAGGAGCGGTGCGACCGGCTCAACACCTTTATCTCCCCAGTCGAGGACTACTCTCTTGAGTTCAAGGGAAAGAAGATCGCATTCCGGCCTGACTGCTCCGTAGTCTACAGCAGGGACTACATAAAAAATAACGAGAAAGTCCGCCGCTTCCTGATCCAAGGAACATGTCCTTTTCCGCTATTCACCGACCAGGAAGATACAGAGGTGCCCTTCGACCAAACGGGGAAGATGTTCCATTTCCCAACAGACTGGGGGAGGGAAGTACCACTGGTGTTCGCCATCATCGGAAAGGCATACAGCATCACTGTGGACAATCGAGGCGGGTTTTCTACAGGCTTCATCGTTCGGGTCCGCTTTTCAGGGGAAGCCCAAGATCCGAAGATCCGGAACATGACCACAGGGAAGTTCATCGGTGTGAACCGCACCTTTGCCCGGGGAGAACAGTTAGAGCTCTGCACCGTGCCCGGGAACAAACACATCACACTTTGGACGGAGGGAGGGGAGAAGGTAGACCTCATCAAATATCGAGACTTCCGCTCATCCTTCGACACGCAGCTCCAACCAGGAGCGAATCTGATCGCTGTCGATTGCGCCAATCTGGACCAACGAGCCAGCATGGACGTGATGCTCTACTATACGCCACTTTATCTGGAGGTGGAATGATGGACCTGAAAATGGAGATCTATACGCCCGCTTTGGATCTCGTTGGCATCCTGGAAGTCCATAGGTCAGTCATGTGGGAAGAGAAAGCTTTTTCCGCAGGTTCCTTTTCCGTGGATTCCCTCATAACAGCGGACTCAAAAAGGCTGTTGGTCCCGGACAACATCATCTGGATAGAGGGAGCGACCGCCGGCATCATCGAATACTTCCATGAAGAAGCTGGACCGACTGGGTCTTATATTACTGTAAAGGGGAAAACGCTTACAGGCATCCTGGACCATAATATCTTGTGGGGCAGGTACGACCTGAAAGGGACCGCGCCTCAAATCATGCACACGCTGGTAGATGACTGCTGTATCCGCCCGACTCGCGGGGCAGTGGAGGCTCGGAGGATACCCGGCCTGGTCCTCCTTCCCCCGCCCGCTGGAGGGGAGACGATACGAACGCAAAAAACAGGCGGGTCGCTTCTGGAGGCGCTGGAGCAGTTGGGGGAGGCATATGGTGTTTCGTTTGGAGTCCGCTTCGATCCAGAAACCCCGCAGATGGAGTTCTGGACTCGCTGGGGGCAAGACAGGAGCGTGGGTCAGTCCAAGAACGACCCCGTTTTCTACTCTCGTGAACTGGATGACGTCCTTTCCTCTGAATATTCCTACAGCTCCCAGGACTATCGCAATGTCGCATTAGTGGCTGGAGAGGGAGAGGGGAACGACCGAGTCATGGTGACCGTAGAAGAGCAGGTCCCGGAAGCGCCTGTTCCTCCTGCGCCGGCCAAGTATACGATTACTCTATCTGTGGACCCGACAGGCGGCGGAGAGGCGGCAGGTGGTGGCGAAGTCGATGAGGGGCAGAGCGTGACTGTGATCGCTGCTCCGGCCAATGGCTTCGAGTTCGTTGGGTGGCGTGAAAACGGGGATATCGTCAGCACCAGCGCATCCTACACGTTCAAACCTAGCACAGACCGCGCTCTTACGGCAGTATTTGCCGCTATCGTTCCGACCTACATGATCACAGCATCTATCGACCCAGCCGGGAGCGGCACAGTGACGGGAACAGGACGATATCGGGAAGGACAGCAGGCTACGCTTCGAGCAGAGCCGGCAGAGGGGTATAAGTTCAGCGGATGGGCAGAGGGCAGGCCATCAAAGCTTCCTGCCGGGTACACAGAGCTGGAATATATCCAATCCAGCGGGGCGCAATACATCGACACCGGGTTCGTCCCGAACAGCAATACTCGGATCGTCTCCGACTTCGAGGCGATGGATGGCCCATATCAATTCGTTTCGATTTTTGGACAAAGGTCCTCGTCGAATGCTGATGGTACGTTCTTGTTCATGCAAAACGGTGTTTTCAATGCTATGTATGGAACGTCATACACTTCGTTTGATAACGACTATGATTTTTCGACACAGCGGCATGTCTGCGACTTCAATAAGAACGTAGTGACGGTATCCGAAAAAAGCGTTGTACTTCCGATATCATCTTTTGTAGGCGCAACGAGCCTTACGTTGTTTGCGGTCAATACATCAGGGACAAAAGATCTTATTGGAAACGTTCGCTGCTACTCTTGCAAGATATTCGATAATGACTCTATCGTCCGCGATCTAGTCCCCTGTATCGGACCGTCTGGAGCTGTTGGGCTTTACGATGTCATAGGAAAGAGCTTTTATCCCAATGGAGGAACAGGGGGATTCATTGCGGGCCCAGAAGTCGGCAAGACTATAGTCAACGAGTCGGATGGATATACTTTCACTGTAGATAAAGATAGGGCATTGGTGGCAATGTTTGAAGTCAAAAAAACATCCAGGCTTCCCGATGGATATACAGAGCGGGAGTATATCGAGTCAGATCAAAGCTTTGGCATCGATACAGGATACCATGTGGATTTCAGCAAGACAAAGATCGTCCTCGATATCAAAGCTGGAGATCATGTAGCGAATAATCTCGAATATATCATGGGAGCGAATTTTTGTTATGTGAGCGCTTTTGCGAGGTATTTCTACTTGTTCAGAAATTCTAGCGCATTGATGACTAGACGGCATGACAAGGGGGGCGCGGCTGCATTTTCGCTCGATATCACGAACAAAAGGCTATCGATCGATTGGGATCTCTCAAATTCAAGATTGGATATAGGCGCAGACTTTTCTGCCGTGACCGAAAAAGCAGCTATCACGATGTCAACGAACTTGTTCTTGGGCGCAAGCGCCGGGACGACCAAGTCCATCGAGGCATTATGGTATTCCGCTAAGATCTATGAAGATAGCACGCTGTTACATGACTTCGTACCCTGCACAGACCCAACTGGAGAAGCTGGGTTCTACGACTTGGTGTCTGACAGATTCTACAGGAACTCCTGGAACGGCTCTATCACTCCAGGTCCTGCGATTTGAACGATGAAGGAGCGATCATTATGGTATCTCCCGCCTGGCCTCAACGCCGGGAGATCTACATAGACGCCCGGGACCTGCAATCTGGCAGCGACTCGGACAAGCCCTTGTCTGCGGAAGAGTATACTGCTGTTCTGACCACTCGAGGGCGAGAGAAACTGGCGGAGCACCAGCTCGTACAGTCCTTTGCGGCTACCGTGCGGGATCGCGACGCGACCTACACCCTGGGGGAAGATTACTTCCTGGGGGACACCATCACCGTCATCGATGACAGGCTTGGCGTTGCGGCGAATGCTGTGGTACAGGCAGTCACGAGATCTGTAAGCCGGGAAGGCGAGAGTATGGAACTTTCCTTGGGCTATGGACAGCCCACTGTTTACGAGATTTTGAAGAGAAAGGCAGGAAAATGATATGGCGGTCTATGACGGCTTTTTTGACGCTGTGTTGGACGAAGATACCGGAGAATATGATCGGGCCTATGGGGCCAGAGATTTTACGAACTATTTCGCTAACATCGTCGGGTCTGGCGTTTGTATCCACGATTCTCCAGACAGCTTCAAGGTCCGGCTGGAGGAAGGGAGGGCGGTCGTCGGCCCTGGATACCTGTTCATACAGGGCTATTGGTGCAAGAACGATGCGGATCTTCCCATCGACCTCCCTGGGACCGGCTCCTACGCCATCGTCGCGCACCTGGACCTGAGCAAGCGGATGATCGTGATAGAGGCCCGCAGTGTGTCTCAGGCTTACCCTGATTCCCTAGTGCTGGCTATCGTGTCCCCTACGTCCGCTGAGGATACCCGGCACAACACCGACATTTGCGGCATCATCGATACCGCTGGAGAGCTGTCTAAAAAGGTGGGGTGGGCGATCAGCTACATTGATACCGAGATCGAGGACAAGCTGGCAGCAGTGGAGCGAGACATCAACGCACAGGCCGCAAAGCTGGATGCTAAGATCGCTGAGGTGCAGGCTGTTGCGGACAGCATCGTGCCGCCGCCCGTAGGCTCTATCAAGTTCAGCGCCTCTCAGAACGTTGGCCCGGAGTGGTTGAGATGCGATGGGTCCTTCATCAATGAGGCAGACTACCCCGAACTGGTGGCAGCGTTGGGGAAGTTGACACCGTCCGGAGACAAGTTCCAACTCATTTCAGACGGCGAGATCGGGCCACAGATCACCAATGGAGTGGTCTATGCGGGCAGGATGTGGGTGTACTCTTACTCCACGAAAAAGCTGTACGGCGTCGATCTGGAGGGGAAAGGCGGGGTAAAAGAAATCGAGCTGATCAGCGAAGATATTTACTTCAAAGATTATGTGCCGCCGAGTGTGGCCAGGCCCTTGGCGCTGTCGATTGTTCCTCATCTCACTGGAGATGGAGCAAAGATATTTTTGATGCAAATAATCAAGGATGGCGAAGCAAAACTTGATGATACTGCAGCTTGGAGAACGAAGTTTGTGGCCTTCTGTGCAGATTTTTCTGGGGAAGAGATGAAAGTCAGCATGGAAAAACCGTTTTCGACAATCGTCAACAGAACGATATCGAGTCAAACAAGTGGAAAGCCTGCCGCATTCGATTCAAGCCCCGCTGTTCCATATGTTGTTTCACACGTGGAAATGGGGGTTGAAAAGTATTTCTGCGCAATAGGCGGAAGAACCGGAAGCTATATACATAGCCTTATATGGGGAAATGGGAATGATGAGGCTGATTTGAGATTTTCTTCATATATCTATGGTGATTCGAACCAACGCTACGCCTATACGAGAAAAAACGAAAATGAGATCGTGATCATTTCTCGCCGCGCAGATTCTGGTGTTAATAATCGTTTTCTTTATGAAACTTACTCGAGCCCAAACGGGATATTTGCAACACAGACTGAATTTTTGGGCCAAAATTTTTCAGGATTACAAAGTACTAGGCTACCACTCAACATCACAGGGACTAATAAGATCTTGTTTGCTTTTGGAGAAAGGAGATTTCCGTGGGTCTCTTTGATACATTCCGAAAACGAAGAACCCGTATTTAATGGTGCACCAAGTGTAGCGCGTGTTTTTGTGGACGCTGCTGCCTATCTTCGTGGCAAAGACATCTTCATGATCTTCGTTGGGACAGGGATCATCTTCTCCCGAGATCTCACAGCGGGGTCTTTTGGCTACCTGGACACTACCTCCGTGTTGGGTACGATCACTCAGTTCGGCTACCTGGACTACTCTCAAGACGAAGGGACGCTGTACCTTTTGGGGCAGGATACTACGAACAAGGTCAAGGTGGCTAAGATCGTGCTCGATACCCTATACGACTACGCCAACGACGGCGCTTGGCTGCCTATGATAGCATCTGACGGTGTTCCGGCCTACATCAAGGCCAAAGGGGATGATACAGGTGATACACCTGCGCCTGATGGTGACGTCTTGACCGTAACAGTGAAGGGGCCAGCCGATTTCGATATCAACGGGTATGCCGCCATCGAATTCAATGGAGACGTCATAGGGGCCGGTACCTATAGATACAGATTCGCTGGAGGGACCGGCACGTTCAACGCTACGATCCGAGTCCTACAGACGACCACGCAAGCGATATCCCTCAACGTCAACGGTTCGTATATGGTGACCGTTCCAAAAGGCTCTACTGAAGGGACGAAAAAGAGCGCGACATTGAACGTAGCGCCCTACATGGCGTCAGGGGTCGTACTTCAGTTGGGGATACCGAGGTGATCGGAGGTGGATGATGAGTTTGACGTATGGACCTGCGCTCGGACCGGCGGACAGCGCCACTGGATTCTGTGATGCGTTCCACGCGATTGCGGGAGATGGGGTCACGCTCCAAGGCGGCCGGCTGAAGCTGACCATCAATGGATTTTCAGTCGGCCTGTCCTCCGGGTATGCGTTGGCTTCCGGGCGATGGGTAGAGAACGATGAACCGTTCACCTTGACGGTGCCGGCATCCGGGAACAACGAGGACAGGACGGATGCTTTGGCGGTGAGAGTGGACCACAGAGCCAGAACAGCAGCGCTGGAGGTGCTGGTCGATGTGGACCCTGCCGCCCTCCGAGCGGACATGGCGCCATTGAGGAACGATGAAACGTACAGTATACTGCTGTATCTCATCCATGTTCGACGCGGCGCGACTGCTCTGACACCTGATGATGTGACAGATCTGAGAGAGGACAGCGCCTTTTGTGGGCAAGTGGTCCCGCTCTCTGCGGTCGCCGGAGATGTGCTGTACATTTATCGCTTCCTCACTTCCGGCATCGACCAAGAGGTGGCACGGCTCATCGGTTTGAGCGAGCAAGTGGTCACAAGGGCAGATACGGCCATCGATGAACTGGACGCAGCTATCCAGCAGGCGGGCGGCGGGTCTGTAGTCGGTGAACTTATGACGAGCAGGCATCCTCCGTCAGAGACTGGGTGGTTCTTGTGCGACGGCGGAGCGGTCCCAGATGGATACCCGGAACTCAGCGCCATTCTGGAGGGGACTTTACCGAATATACCAGGGGGGCGCTATAAGACCTATATCTACGGCGGTACGCCGGCTGGAGGGTGATCGATGTTTATCCTTTATGCAAACAAGAACCGGCTGACAGTGCGTGGGAAAGAACCTGTCACCAGCGGCTCGGTCAATGTCTACACTGCCCGATTCGAGTTTTCTTCAGACTGGCAAGGTTTGACCCGCAAAGCGGTGTTCAAGGCGGGAGGGACATCGAGAACGGTGTTGCTTGATGAGGGAGGCCGATGTACCATCCCATGGGAGGTCCTCACTTGCTATGGACAGACGCTGATAGTCGGCGTTTTTGGGACATGCGGCGATTCCGTGCTGCCTACTACTTGGGCAGACTTGGGCACAGTTCTGGAGGGTGCAAAGCTTGGAGAGGACGCGCATCCGCCTACGCTGGAGGTGTGGGAGCAAGAGCTGGCAGGGAAGGGGGATGGCCTGGAATATGATGGACTTGACTTGTCTCTGACGTCTGGAGGCAGACGATTGTCCACGATACAGGTGGCGGGGGTGGGCGGAGGGTCCGACCATCGCGTGTTGAGCCACAGGGACGCGGAGGGGCAGCACCCAATCTCGTCCATCACCGGTCTGGCGGACGAGCTGGGGCGCATCCCCGAACCCGTAGAACCGCTGACGAACGAAGAGCTGGAGGTGATATTGAGATGAGTAAATATCTGGATAGCAACGGCTTACTGTACTTGTGGAGCAAGATGAAGTCGTACATAGAGGAACACAAAGACGGCGGCACAGCGGATAGCGTTTCTTGGGAGAACATCACAGGGAAGCCAGACGTGGCGCTCAGGAGCGACCTGAGCAGCGTCTACCGCTACAAGGGCAGCGTGTCCAACTATGCGTCCCTACCCTCCGACACCGCCGAGGTGGGGGACGTGTGGAACGTGGAGGCCACGGGGATGAACTACGCCTGGACCGGGAATGCCTGGGATTCGTTAGGCGAGTCGTTCGAGATACAGTCCATCACGAATGCTGAGATCGATACCATCACTGCGAGGTGATCCTATGGGTTATTTGGATGACATAGGGTTGACTCACTTTTGGTCGAAGATAAGAGCTGCCCTTTCGGTCAAGCAGGACGAGCTCACCGGCGTACCGGGACAAGTGGTGGGGTTCGATGAGGATGGGCACGCCCAGGCGATGCAGGGCCAGAACTCCCGGAACATCCTGATCAACTGGGACTTCCGTAAGCCGGTGAATCGGAACGGGAAGGAGGAGTACACAGGGGCCCTTAATGTGACGATCGATCGCTGGTCGCACAACGGGGGTACGGCGATCTTTTCCAATGGGTGCGCACGATGGGACGAGGACACGGTCATGTTCCAAAAAACGTCCAGCGATCTGGACTCTGAACGGTACTATGTCTCGTATATGGACGCTGACGGTCGGGTGTTCGGAGGGCCGCTGCTCAAAAGATACTCCCTGTATGGAGACTATTGGTTCACGACCGATGATGCGGGCATTTTCTACATGAAGCCCAAAGCCGATAGTCCGGCCATGGTGGCGGTCAAGGTCGAGCTCGGCGCCCGGCAGACTTTGGCCCACAAAGAGGGCGACAGGTGGGTCTTGAACGACCCGCTTGACTATGACCTCCAGTACGCCTTATGCAGCCAGTATAGCCAGATCACTGGAGCGCGGGTGGAAGATCGATACATCAATGAGGACCTTTTTGATAACTCATATTTTCTGGACCCCATCAACCAGAGTGATAAAACAGAGTACACGGGCACAGGGTATGGGATCGACCGTTGGTACTGCTCTATGGTGCAGGTCACGGCGGAAGGGATAAGATCCATGGACCGGGGCGCCTATATCCAACAGAGACTGGATGGGCCGGTGAAGGACCTTTTGGCAGGGAGAGAGATCACGATATCCTGCATCGTGAACGGGGAGCTTTACTCTGGGACCGGGATCTATCAAGCGTCTCTTTCGGCACAGAAATATCTCTTTGTGGGCGAAGATATCCAGATCGTTCTCCTTACGGATGGTTCCATATTGTTTTGGTTCCCGGATGGGGGCAAGGCGATAAAGTCTGCCAAATTAGAGCTTGGCAAGCAGCAGACCCTGGCCCACAAGGAAGGGGACGTCTGGGTCCTGAACGAACTTCCCAACAAGATGGAAGAGCTTTTGAAATGCCAAAGGTACTATATAAGAGCAAGGATATCACGACCGCTGTGCTTTATCTTCGATGATGGCGGGACTTGTTCGGCCTGGGTCTCCTTGAAGCTGCCCGTAGCGATGAGACTGAACAGACCGGCGGTCTCAAGGTTCACGATCAACAGTTGGATATCTCATCAAGGGCAGATCTACGACCCGATGGGGACGGGTGTCAAGTCAGTGGAGGTGATGACCGATGGGTCATGTGAAAAAGATGGGAACATCGCGTTCAAGTTTGCGCTGAACGACGATCTGGCTCATTATGCCGCAGGATCTTTAGGGTGTATCGCTTCCATTTCACTGACGCTGAATGCGAACTTGTAAGGAGGAGATCGATATGGACGAGTTGGAGATGGCTCCCATCATGGAGCCGTTCTGTAATAAACACTACATCATCACCGACGCCCGAGGGCGCATCACGGACGGTTGGAGCAATGGGCCGTTCCCGGACCGGGACGCCACGGACGCCATCTGCATCGAGGAGCAGGGCGGCTACCAGTTCCGGCTGTTCCCCGGCGGGGAGGAGAACCCGGCCTTGTACACGGAGGACGGCGTCCCGCTGTACCGCTGGGACGGGGAGACGGTGATCTCCCGGACGGCGGAGGAGATCCAGGCGGACCTGGCGGCGATACCTGAGCCCCTTCCCAGCGAGCAGGAGCGGCTGCGGGCGGACGTCGATTTTCTGGCGGCTTTGCAGGGGGTGAGCCTGTGAGCGTATATGAGCTGGCCCAAAAGTACTACCCCAGGCTGTGGGACAAGTCCCGCCTGGGGGCGTTGGTAGAGGCCGGGAGGCTGACGGCGGAGGAAATGGAGGAAATCATCTATCCAAAGGAGATATGATCTATGTCTGAGAACTGCAACCCGAACGACTGCCCCGTGTCTGCCCGTGTGGACGCATTGGAGAAGGAGTTCGACCGCTATCGTGGCAACTCCTCCGAGACCCATCGCCTGATGTTCGACCGAATCGGGGCGTTGGAGCGGAGCGGGGCCGCGCTGGGGGAGAAACTGGACAGCATCGACGAGAAACTGGACGGCCTGGCGGAGACCGCCAAGGCCCTGACGGAGAAGCCCGCGAAACGGTGGGACGGGTTGGTGGACAAGCTGATCTATGCCGCCGCGCTGGCGGTCGTGGCTTGGATCGCCGCCGGTATGCCTGGG